GTCGTAACGGTAACTTGCATTGCATTTGGTGTAATAAACCTGTTCAAACCTTGACATTGCAGGGTATTGACGATTGTGCTGCCATCTGGCTGATTGTTTGAAATACGAAGATTGGAGAAGTAGTCAAGCCCAAGCATTGTGGCTGTTGGCACATCTGTGTCCAATAGATCAACAGTCATAGCATCAATGCGGATTGAAGTCTCAGCTCTGGTTGCAACATAGATTGAGGCAATGTCTAGGACTTGAGCATCAGTCTGAGCAATGAGGTTGCTTTCAACATTTCCATGTGGAAAGTACTTAGCAACTGAGGTTGCATTGGTAACGCTTTGGGTTGTGCCGCTTACGCGTGTGAACTCTGCGTTGTTGATGATGAGCTTGTCGTCAAAGGCAAACTGTAGGTTCTTGTAAGTAATGCCAGTTGATTGGTTGAACTCCAAAGGTGTCTCACCAAGAGAACCAACAACCTCGCTTCTATCCTTGAACACAAGCGCGCCATCAGCATTGACAAAGAGCGCACCCTGCTCTGTGAACTCTGCGTTCTTGAGTGTGTCTAGGCCGTTGCGAGTAGTGGCTGGGTCTGCTTGGCAGGTTGTTGATCCTGTAGAGATTTGTCGCAATGAATTTGGGAAGTCCATTTGGTCGAGTATCTTGCCAATACGAGTTCCGGTTGTCTGCCCTGCTGTGGCATCGGTAATTGTTGATAGTTGAGCCAAGTTAAACAAACGAAAGGCATCTGTGCAGTAAATCTCCACATAGCCCATTTGCTCTGACTGGTCGTATGTGTAGCGATACTCTGTTGTGTAGCCTGAAAACAGCCAATGAGTTATGCCGCTTGCAGTTGCAGACACACGCAGCTTGCGTAGAGGCACAATGTAGCCGTAGTAAGGCGATGAAGTGTTTTGAGGGTTAAAGTATGAGTTTGGGTCTAAAACGCGCACAATGGCCGTTCCAGCCTCGTATGTGTCACGCTGGACATTGCGCCCACGAGTAATTGTTATTTGACGAGTTGTTGAGGATAAGTCCACCACAAGAGCTGGAGTCTCCGAAGCTGCAAAAGTACCAACGCCAATGATGCCAGCAACAGGATCACCGATTGTAAAAGGCAAACCAAAAGTAGCCCCTGAGTTAAAGTCAAGAGTTACTGAGATGGTTGCTGGAAGTGCCACTAGAAGCTGGACTGCGTTCTATTAAGTGAACTTGCTGAACCCGATGCAGAGCTTCCAATAAGGTCAAAGCGTAGTTGCTGAGTCAAAGCATCGCCACCAGTTACAACAATATTTACAGGCATTGGGTCGCGACCTGTTTCGCCGTAGTAAGTGCCAGCAAAAGGGTTCTTAGGTAGTTCAAAGGCTGCGCCGCCAAAATCTGCCATGCCTGTATTGCCACGATCCACAAAACTTGGAATTGAGATTGTCTTAATCTTATTCATGATTGCATCGAGGTATGCGCTCCATGCTTCAAAAGGGTTCTTAGCATCTGGAAGATTACGAAGCCATGTTGATAGTTCTTGACTCATGCCAACTGTTTTTGATAGTTCAATAGTAAGGCGACGAGCTTCGTCATTGTTGCCCATAAGGATTGCTGATTGAAGCTGAAGGCGTACTCGTTCTTCTTCTGTGATGCGACCTCTGAGAGCTGCCACAATCTGAATCTGGTCTAGGTCAAAAATTGCTGATGCTTTCTTAGATGCTGTGATTGCCTTAGTCGCGGCAAGTTGTTTCTTTTGAGATGCTAAAAGTTCTTTCTGTCGTTTGGCTGCTGCGGCTTCTGCCTTTTTCTGTTCTGAGGCTTGAACCATTCCAGAGATTGAAGGTATCGCACCTTTATAAGCTTCATTCTGACTGCTTGAGTTAAGCAACGCTAAAGCGCCCCTAAAGTCTCCTGTGAGAAGTTTGCCTAGCGCGCCAATCTGTCCGCCAAAGCCTCTAATAAATTTGCCAGTATAGAAGCTGAGGTCTTCCATAATTTTAATAACTTTGTCAATGCCACCTGTGCCACCGCCTGCAAGATTGGCAAGTGCATCAACTAGGCCTTTACCAATTGCTTCCTGTGCCTCACCTGCCGCGACTGCAAGGCGTTCCATTTGTCCAGCGTATGTTGAAAGGTAAGCCTCATTTGCTCCACCAAAGAGCTTGGTCATGCGGTCTGTTATGTCTGCAAAAGATGCTGTCTTGAGTTCTGCTTGAGTTAAGCCTAGAGAATACTTGCGAAGTCCACGAGTATTGCCTACATAAGCCTGACCTAAATCTTGAGCAACCGTTGTTAAATCAACACCTGTGGCTCTTGATACTTCAATGGCTTGGGCTAAGATTTTCTGAGAGTTAGTAACTGATCCTGTGACCTGCAAAAGAGTTTGCATTGCTGGTCGAAGTTGGTCATCAACTACGCCTGTTGCTTTTTCGAGGCTTTGAACATATTGCTCAACTCTAGGCGCAGACATTTCAAGCCCAAGGTTCTTCATTGTGTTCGCCAAGATTGTTGCTGCCTTATCATCGGCAATAAAAGCCTTTACTGATTCTTTAGCAAACTTAATAATTGCTGCGCTTCCAAGAGTTATTCCAAGAGTCCGACCTAGATTTTTAACATTTTTTTCAAGGCTGGAGGTAGAATCTTGAGCTTTTTTGAAAGCTTTAGCGCCGGTAAACTCAGATGCAATATCTATTCTTAAATTAGTATCAGCCACGAGTAGCCCTCATATTCAGTTTGTTAGCAGCGTTGAAGATTGCTTGAATGACATAACCTTTTGCTTTGCCTTGATCCTCAGAATATGCGCGAAACATTGCGCGGCCTGTCATCTTCTGACCATCGCCAACAAGTTGTCCACCCAGTTTAGGAGTAAAACGACCTTGAATTCCTGATTTGCGACCTGCTGTTTCGTAGATTGCTCCTGCTGCTGATTTGTTTAGAATGGAAGCAAGAGCGCTAAAGCCGCGACGGTTAGCGCGTGAAGGTGTTGTTTTATATCCAATGCCACGACGAGCAATTCCAGCATCATAAGCAACGCGTTCCCATTTGCCTTTTTGAGTTCCAAGAACCCAGCCAGAAGGCACATCTGCATTGCTTGGCATGTATCCACGAGCTTGTCGAATTACAGGTTTAAGAAAATTAGCAACTTCTTTTTGTGTTTCTTTTGCTAACTCTGGAGCAAAGGCGCGTAAAGATTTTCTAAGCGCGACCGCGCCTCGAAGCTCTGTTGGCATCCGCTTGCTCCTTCGCTCTATCTTTCATCGCTTGGATGAGAGTTCTAAACATCTTGCTGTCAAGGTCAATCAAAGTTTGAGGCGAGAGTCCAGTCTCAAGGCTCAGACGAGCCACAAGATAGGTGATGGACTCCCGCGTTACGCCAAAGGGTCGGACTCTAATACATCAACACTTTTTAGTGTTGCAATGAAGTCCTCACCAAAAGGCTTTACGGTTTCACCCGACCGACGAATGGCCTCCCAACAAAGCCAATAGACATCAGATTGCTTCTGATCCTCTATCAACGCTTTGTGAAAGCCTTTGTTCTTAGCTTGCTCGAAGGCGTACTCAATCACAGGTGTGATTTCGTAATCGGTAGTTGTACCGTCTGCCCTTGTTACCTTTAGCTTTGCCATTTTAGCCCCTTAGTTAGTTATTAGAATGTGCCTGTTGTTGCAACAGTTGTTGCGCCAGAGATGTTCCATGTTACATCCTGTGTGCCTAAATCAGCTACAGAACCGTTGATGTCTGTTGTGCCATTTACAAGCGCTGTGAATGTGTAAAGAGGGTTTGTTGCTGATACAGCAGTTCCCTTTTCCTGAAGGAGAACTACAGTTACATTTGTTCCCCATGCAGCCTGAAGTGTTGCAAGAACATTTGCTGATGCTGTGTCGTTCAAGAATGAGATTGTTACAGAAGAAGCTTCTAGCCCCTTAACCATCTTGTGGCCTGTGTCACCCATTGCTGTTACTTCGAGCTCGTCAAAGTTGCGGTTAAGTGTTACTGCTGTGACATGGTCGCTAAGATCAACTGAATTAACCTTAACGCCAACCTTGTTATTTAGAAATACTGCCATTTAGGTTATTCCTCGTCTTTCTTA